CTGGCAGCGGTGCATCTGGCGATATTTTTCCTTGATCGCGTACTTCAAGAACTCTGCCATTTTCTTCCCCTTGTTGTTTTACCGGGCTTCCGGTCTGGAGCCAAAGATTAGCGTCCAGGGTCATAGCCCCACCGATTGCGCCAGACTCGCCCTGTCTATTCTCATGCGGTAGGCTTTAAAGCTCTTGTCGCCCACGTCCAGCCATCGGCTTTCAATGTCGCACCCCTGAGCCTTGAGGTCATGGACCCTGGCCGCAAGACGGCTACAGCCAAACAATTGCTCTGCCTGCAAGTGGGTCAGCTCATAACCTTTTTGCAGGTGATTCTTGATTGCTTTGTTTTGCGTCTCGCTCATTGTTTTTCCCCTTGTGAATCTGAATGTAGGTGGTCAAAAGTGGCCGAAATTCGATTGGCATCCCGGCTAGTGCTTCCCCCCGCTTCTTCTTGTCGCCATCTGCCGCGATGTAGGCGAACAGGTAATGGCGAGGTCTGTTAGTTTCCATCGATAGGCTTCAGCGTAACAGGGTCAAGGTCGAGAATCGCGCAAATCTTTGGCAGCTCCCTTTCCATTGCGGCTATTGAATCGGCCCTTCCTTCCGCTCTCGTTTTTCTGAAAAGGTCGCACATAACGTCTTGCATTATTTCGTTAACGTGTCGCATATCATGCCTCGCTATTGATAACTGAATCCGCTGTATTCGTTCTGCTCGCTTTGAGACGAAGTGTAACCGACAAGATTATCAAATCGACTCTGATCTAGCCGTGCCGCCAGATAAACCGTCCCGGGCTGACCGTTCCTGAACTTCCCAATAATGATTTCAGCAACGCCTTTGTCCTTAGTGTCCTTGTGGTACATCTCGTCGCGGTAGACGAAGGCAATAATGTCGGCGTCTTGTTCAATTGATCCACTGGAGCGAAGGTCGGACATAATCGGCCTTGCATTCACTCTCTTATCACAATCTCTGTTAAGCTGAGATAGAGCTATTACAGGGCAATTCATTGACTTAGCCATTAGCTTGAGATTTCGCGTAATGTTCGTTATGCGGTCAATCTCCTGCCCCTTGTCATTCATTAGCTGAATATAGTCCACGACGATCAATTCAAGTGGGGCGTTTAGCTTTCTCTGGAACTTCCTTGCCCTGCTCATTGCCTGCTCGCTGGTAAGCATCGGCCTGTCGTCAATGATCATATTTTTATCTTTCAGCCTTGCCACTGAACTGGTTAATGCCGACAGCTCATGATCATCTAACTCGCCACGCTTTACCTTCTCGTGATCCATTTTCCCTATGCTGCAAGCTGCCCGAATCAGCAATTGATCAGACGGCATTTCAAGGCTAAACACAAGAACAGACTTCCCTGACAGCGCAGCACGTTCTGCAATGTTCATTGCCAGAGTCGTTTTGCCTGATCCTGGCCGACCTGCGACAATCACAAGGTCGGCTTTCTGAAGCCCAAATAGTCGCTTATCAAGATCGATAAAGCCAGTCGCAAGCCCGGTTATTTTGCCCCTGTTTTGCATCAGGTAATCAATCTTGTCAATCATGGCCCGAAGCTGTTGGTTTAAGCTGGGAACTTCTCCTGCCGGAGAGTGATCGAAATCCATAATCAGGCTTTGTGCTTCCTGAATTGCATCCTTTGCACTTTCGGACTCATACCCAAGCCCAACTATTTGCTGCCCCTTTGCAATCAACTGACGCTGCAACCATCGATCCATGACGATCTGAGCATAGTGCCGCGCATTCTGGTGGCCTCTGCCGCACGATATAACGTCAACGATATAATCTATGCCTCCAGCGTCGTTAAGCTCGTTAGCGGCCTCTAGCGAAGCCACAAGCGTTGGCGCATCAATAGGCTGGCCGACAAACGCCATTGCAGATAGCCGACGGTATAGAATCTGATTCTGGTGTGAGTAAAAGTAATCAGCGTTGAGCAGGTGCTCTAGATCGTCAACAAGGGAATTGCGCTCGATGATAGCCGCCAGTAGTGCCGTCTCCGCGTCTGAGCTATACGGCTGAGTTTGCAATTCCATCATCCTGCCCTCTTGCTGGTAAACTTCTCAATCAGCTTGTCGAAGTTGGTGCGCTTCACAATCCATCCAAGGTCTGCCTTCCATGCACGGTCATTCTCGCCCATGTAGAACGGCCATCGCCTTATCTCAGCAAAGAACCTTTCCCAGAATTCAATCCTCTGGTGTTTTGGCGATTCTCTCCAGCGAGATTTCAGGGAATCTGCTCTTGCTCCCGCCCAGCGATCAGGAATGACCTGCTGAAGCTCTGGAAGTATTCGATTGTAGGCGGCAATGATTTCTAGATGCGGGCAGGGGGTTGATGCTTTAGCGTCAACGACAGATACGTTAGTATCTGTAATATTCTCTGAAGAAGAAGATGAAGAAGAAGGGGTTGGTTTCTGGTTATCCTTTGAACTGATTGAAAGGTTAACAGTAAGGTTATCCTCAAGGTTAACCTTCTGGCCTATAAGATTAGGGTTTCCGCCATTCTTTCCGCCTGAAGCCCGCGCATTCCGTACAGCTTCGTCTTTTACCATGCGTTTTGAGAACATGCACCCGTCAGCGTCAGTCTGAACTACCCCAGCAGAGACAAGCTCTGACAAATAACCCTCAAGTGATTGAAGATCGCAACCAACCATCCGAGCTAAGGTTTGCGGGAGGATAACCTTATGGTTAACCTTTAGGTGCCCGTAAGGAACACCCTCGTGCATGTAGCAGATCATGTCCATCCATATTCCGCGAGCGCCTTCTGAGCACATTCTCAGAGCGGTATCGGAAAGCCAGTCAGATGGATAGAATTGAAAAGCTGGGCGCTTGACAGGCTTTACCGGATCGGTATCCGATGCAGCACAATTGATCTCTGATTGAGTCATTGCTATAATGTTTCCAGTTCGTAAGTAATGAAGCCGCTCTCCTGCCAAGGTGTTAAGCGGCTTTGTTTTTTAGTGCTTCCTCGATCAATACCGCAATCATGTTAGACACGTTGCGTGATTCTTGTTTAGCCAGCTCCTGAACTTTCGCCTTCAGCTCGACTGGTAATGTGATTGATAAAGCCTCTGTCTTCATATTACTCATTATGCCATCCGATATTATAATTAGCAATCCCCTTTCGCTCTTATCCCACCTTCCCGGCTGTTACAAGGGAGGCGCTGTAACTTTCATCCTTCGCTTTTGGTGCTTATCCCCGGTAGTAATCAGTCCGTCCCTTTTAAGCTGCCCTATGCGCTCATACGCTGACTGGTGAGTGATGCAGCAATGCTCGGCAAGCTCACGGATCGAACAGCCAGGGTGCATCGCGATAAAGGAGAAGGCTTGTTGCTGCTTTGCGGTCATTCTATCCCTTCCTTTTTTGTTTTAGTCGCCACATCTTGGCAAACTCTCAAGCAGAGTGCAAGCCTATTTTGATAATAATTATTACCATCCGGCAGTTGACAGGCGGTAATAGCAATTATAGTATGGGTCTTCGATTTACGGAAGGTGTAATAAATGACTCCACAGGAAGCAATCGACGCAATGATAGATAGCGGTATGTCCCAGGCAGAGATTGCGCGTCAATGCAATGTCAAAGCTGCGACCATATCGCAACTGGCAAGCGGTAAAAACAAGAACCCAATATACACGCTCGGCACTGAGCTGGTCAGGCTCGGCAAGCTGGCAAAACGTCGCAAGGGGAAACAGAATGAAAAGAAATAACGCTATAAATGAAGCCTTCGCCTGCGTGATTGTATGCGCTCTGGCTTTCGGTCTCACGTTCATTACCGCTGCGGGGTGGATGCTGTGAACCATGCCCAATCATCCCGCGCCTTTGCGATATACATCTGCAAGCGTGAAATGCTTTCGTGGCAGCGAGAGTACAGAGACGCGAAGTCGAAGCTGAACAAATACAGGTCACCGATCAGTCGGTCGGTATCGTGGTGGTTTTTCAACACTGCGCGTCACAATTATCTGCGGTCAATGGCACAGCTACGCGCCGCACTGAAGGTGACGGCATGAGCGTTGAGACTTTGATTATTGAAGGCAATCTGGTTTACGTCGATTACGATGGATTCGCAGAAGAGGCGCCGAGCTTTGATTCGCCGGGAATGCCTGAGTTTATGGCTATTAACTCGGTGAAATTTAAGGATGGCAAGGACGCGCTGCCTTTCGTGATGGCAATCGACGACGAAACAGAAGAGCAGGCTTTGGCATGGGTTGAGCGATTACTTGACCGCAAGCTAACCCTGCGGGCAGAAGATCAGCAGGGCGAGCGTATGCGGTCAGGGAGGCGAGCATGGTAGACGCACTCATCCTGTTTGGCTTTCTTTTCGTCGCCTTCGCCATTGCTATTAAGTGGGCAGACAGTAAGCTGAAGCAGTCACGAAATCGCATTACAGACGATGTGCATGACATTGACCGGGAGCTGGCACTTAACGCCGAGATCCGCAGGTTGCAGGGCAACAGGCGCATTGGTGACGATAGTACAGAACGATTCACAACATTAGACAGCGCCGGGAAAGGGCGCGACGTAACAAGGGGAAAATAAGATGGAACAGCAATTGGCAGTAGTAACAAATCAGCAGGAGCTACAGAAAGCAGAAACGACCGCGATTATGTCCGTGATTGAACGGGTTGCAATGTCGCCGGATGCCGATATCGACAAGCTACAAAAAATGCTCGATATGCAAGAACGGGTATTAAACCGCAATGCAAAGCAGGCATTTACCGCTTCACTTGCTGCAATGCAATGCGAACTACCGCGAGTAATCGAGCACGGCGAAGGTCACAACAAAGCGAAATACGCCAAGCTGGAAGACATCAACGACGCAATCAGGCCCACGCTTCACAGTCACGGTTTCGCGGTCACGTTCCGAATCAAGACTGAAGGAGGACTGGTTCACATAACCACCGTACTGAGCCACAGAGACGGCCATAGCGAAGAAACGACGATACCGCTGGCCCTTGATACTACCGGCAGTAAAAACGCTGTACAGGCCGTAGGATCGACAATCAGCTATGGCAAGCGTTATGGCATTTGCGCCATGCTCAACATATCTACCGGAGACGATGACGATGGTGGATTGCCAACGCAAAGGCAAGCACCACAACAACAGCAAAAGCAGGCCATTACTGACGCCCGGTTAACTGCCGCAATCATCAAGATCAAGGCTGGCGAGTACAGCAGAGAGGCGCTACTGAAAACCTTTGTGCTAACTGATGCCCAACTCCAATGGCTTGACGACGAGGCTGCATGATGATTCGTTGCAGCTCTATTCAAAAAATCATGACAAACCCACGCACGAAAGGCGAGGAATGGTCAGAGACTGCAAAGGCGGCAATGCTGGAAGCCGCCCGCGAGTCACTGTTTGGCGTTCGCCGCACCCTGGACGATATCAAATATATTCAAAAGGGAAAAGCGTGCGAGGATGAAGGCATTGAGCTTTACAACAATGTCTTTTTGTATGACCTGAAGAAAGTCGATTCTAGCCAGCGACGAAACAACGGCATCATAACCGGAGAGCCGGATCTGATTGCAATGTCTTCGCGCAAAGGTGTTGATATCAAGGTTGCATGGTCGTTGCTAACGTTTCCGCTAACTGAAGAACAGGCAGGCAAGAAGGATTACGAGTTTCAGGCTCGCGGGTATATGTGCCTTTTTGATTTGCCAGAATGGGATATTGCATACTGCGCCATAGACACGCCTGAAGACATTCTAAAGCCTTGGGACGACAGGTCTATACATATCATCGACAGCGCCATTCCGTTGCACCATCGCATCACAGTGGCCCGATACTACCGAGATATAACCATTGAAAAGGAAATGCTCGACAAGTGCGCCAAAGCTAACGAATGGATAAAGCAGGCCATTAAAGACTTCGCCACAAATCACGATAAATACATTGAGTAACTGAGCACGTCCCCCCGTCTGCCTTCAGTATATTGGGTACGCAGTCAGGCGGGGTTTTATTGAGGTAATGGGAATGAACAAAACACAACAACGAGTCGAGGCAATGGCGCTGCTAATAGCGTTTTGTTTCGGCTGGATAATCGGGGAAATAATAAATGTCATTTGAAGAACATAAGCAGCGCAAAACAAGATCAGATTCACTGTGGGAGAAAATATGGCCGGTGGTGCAAAAGTACGCCGGAAAGAAGTCACGCGAAGTAATTGCCGACTCAATCGGAATGACAGCCGGGGCATTGTCTTTCCATTGCAGTAAGCATAATGTAAGTCTCAGGCTCCCAGGCAGGCAGCTTGAAGGGATTAGACGATCAACGGTAAAGCGCAAGAAGGAGCGAGAACGTCACGCCGAGCTTGAAGGCGTTGTGAAGCTCAACATTGATA